CAAAATTATCTAGCAGTATACAGCTCCAGGTAAATGCTGCAGCGACACAGGTTGAACGGATCGGGACGAGTTACTCGATAAGTGGATCAGGGGTGGATACAACATATACACCAACAGGTGGCAGTGCAGTTTCTGACGGCCTTGGATCACTAACAATATCATCAGGAGTTGGTGCAATACCAGCTTTAGAAGTCACACAAAAAACTGCAGGAAACAGCTTCTCATTCACACAATCCTTTACCCAAGGAGATGCAGTTGCTACAAGTGCTCCTAGTGTCGGAGCAGTAGGTAACTTCAGTAGTCAGACATCCACAGCATCAGGATCAGCAGGCGACCTTGCCGGTACAATCACAACAGCTGGAGCGATTACAATAACGGGAGGAGGCAGTGGTACCAGTGCAATTGGCCAATTCACCAGTGAGATCACTATCAAATGAAATTAAAAGATCATGCTTTTGCTGTTAAAGAAAATGAAGATTCTGAGAAGTGTGATACCTGTGGTCGTATTAAGCTCACTGAGTGTACCTGTAGAAGGCGTTCCTGTCGTCCCAAACTTTCAGAGTGGTAGTCTTACGAGTCACACTGAGACCAGTTCTACAGTAACGGAAACGATAAATGTAATTGAGTACCAGACAGGCTGGCAATATACAGTTACAGGTAATAATATAAGCACAGATAGTAATAGTCTGGTTCCTCCTGCTTCGAGCACAACCCAGTCTATAAATGGAATTAATTCTACGTGGACAAATTTAGACGCTACAAGCATGCCGAACTTCTCCATAACAGATTCCAGCAAGCCTTGGCAACTGACAACAACTCTCAGTCAACCCGGACTAAAATCTCAGACCATAATTCAAAGGACAACCGAGGTAACTTCAGTCACAGACACGGTTTCCACATTCAGCCAGTAAAGTTTATACTGATTGCACTGAATATTCTTGGTGCTCCTGTCTATGCCAATGAGGTGGGAGGTGTGTCAGCCACTGCAAATCCAGTAGCGAATTCATCAGGGAGCGTTACGAATCAAGCTATACAAGTGCTTCAGGGTCCTTATATAACTAATACCTATGGCAATGGTGTGCAGTGTCAGGGATCTACTTTGAACATAACTCCATTTGTAACCATGAGTGATTCATGGAAAGAACCTTATGAAGATATTTATATGGACCCAGTGTTTGACAACAGTGATACTAACAATGATGGAGCATTGGATAATCCAGGATCTGTTCTTTATTACAAACCAACTAGAACAGGTCAGAAATCCAATCACAATATCGGATGGGGCATCTCAGCTACAATATCCATCCCATTAGATAAAAGACACACTGAAGGCTGCCTGAAGGCTGCTGATACGCAGAATCAATATTATGCTCAGTTGGTTGCCAACAAAAGATTAGATTTTGAGATTTCAAGATTAAAACATTGTGCCGAGCAGAAAAAACTCGGAGTGTCATTTCATCCTAAAAGTCCTTCATATAAAATCTGTGCAGATATCGTAGTGACAAATCCTCACGGTGTTATCCCGAATCATCAGCATTCGATTCCGAAATAAGTTTCTTCTTTCTTTTTAATCCTTTAAATTTTTCTACTTCTTTTTTACCTAACAAAGCCTTAATCCTTTTAATAGCCTGCTTTATTAGGGGCTTTATTAACCTTAATAATATGGGTGTTGAAGCTGCTGCAGCGGTTGCCACAACTGCAATTGCAGCTGTTGTACTTACTTGTGATGTTGTAGGTAGATATTTTTCAACAGGTGATGTCAATTCATAATTTGTTATACATGTTTTACCATCTGGACTAAGAGAATGTGAGACAACTTTTTCTCTGGATTCTGCATTTCTCATATCACCCACCCTCTGGTCAGCAGGTCCAGGGCAGGGTACATCTCCTTCTGTATCTGTATTAGGTATTTCATTTATACCAGATTGTTCTGTCTTCGCTTCTGGAGGCGGTGCAACAATAGGAACTGATTCTTCTTGTACATATATAAGATTTTCTGGCTGATAATCTATAGGTTCAAACCAGGGTACAGAGCCATCACATAAAATGCGAGATCCTCTCTCATCCTGATTAACAAGTTCTATGGAATTTTTATTTGCAGGATTAAATTTAACACAGCCTGGAACATCAACTATTGGAGAACCAATCTGTAAACTTACTGGAGGAGTTGTAGGTAAAGAATTTATAGGTGTATGAATATAACTATCTATAGAAATTACTTCTAATTTATTTATAAAAATCTCTGGTATTTCAGACAATTTTAAAATGGACTAGGAATTTTGGGAATTACATCACCAGTTGCATCAGGTATGGGTAATGAATCTCCTAAAGCACCTCCTAGACTATCTGTAACGGCCTCTAATGCCTTTTCTTGTATACTATTTATAATTGCATCCTTATTTACATAAATGCCTAATCCAACCCCTACAACAGTCAAAGAAACTACACCTGAAGCAACAGCTATCGCATTAAAAATTTTTTGCATTTTTTAAAAAAAAACTTATATTTTTATTTTACTCTTATATTAAAATTAAACAATACGTTAATTTTTTAATAAGGACTAGCACCTAATATATCTGTTTTCCATTGTGCTTTCAAAGCGTCTGTATCTGAAGCAGCATCTATTCCAGAATCAGCAGGAGCATCTCTTAAGGCTTGTCTTTTTGCTGCTATATCAGTTGTACTCGTGCCAGCTTCTAAAGCTTTTGTAAATTCGACATCAAGTTCTTTAAATTTTTCTGACCTTGCAGCACGAATCTTATCTTTATGAATTTCTCTGGCTTTCGCCATATCAATACCAAATCCCATAATTTACTCCGTATAAGTCCAAGCGTTTCTGAAACTCCTGTCTGTAGGAATTAAAGATTTATCAACAGTATAAACTGTTCTGTCTTTTGGACAAGATTTATCTTTAATCTGATCTAATGTTAAATCTGTATTATCCGCTGGACAGACAATAGATATACCACCTCCATCATTTTCATAAATAAATCTTTTGTCAGAATTAGCCATAAGTTTTTTCTTTTATTATATATTAGCTGTTATAAATGAGTAAAATTTATCTGATCCATTGGATCATAAGATATCTAGTATCAATTAAAGTATTACTTGCAGTTAATACATTACTAACTCTCGTGGAACCTACCAATTGTGCATTATTACTTACACCTGAACTTGCACTTGAAAAACCGACAGTCCTCACTTCATTTTCAGTACCTGTTGCTGTAGAGGAGGCAGCTGTCCAACAATAGTTAGTATCCGTAAAATCAGTATCAATGAAAATTGTGTAATCACCATTACCATTATCTGTGACACTTGCTATGTTATAACTCGCCCTTATGTTGTTATTGTATCCATCATAGGTAATCCATGCCCTGCATATTCCACTGCGAATTTCGGATGCTGTTGAAGCATTACCACCGCTTGCATCTTGAATTGTATTGACTTTAAGTGTTGACATAACTAACTAGGCTCCGTTGGAAAAGTAATAGATGTTATATCTAAATATCCATTACTATCTAGTTTAGGTGATGCAGACGCAGGCAAATCTCTTAGTGCTTGCCTATAAGTTTTCCAAGAATCGGAAAGTGTTAAATCAGAACTTGCTCTCCAATCACAATCAGATAATCTTTTATCTCTTTCTACTCTAAGTAGTCTCATTGGTTCTGCGTTATCTAATCTAATAACCTCAGCATCTATTTCTGCTTCAGTAGGTTTTGTGCTCGAATCTATCCAATTAAGTCCAGAATAATCCTCGCCTATCCAATGCCATTCAGCAGTTGGTTTTAAAGAGGAAAGTGCTTCAATTCTTGTATATATCATGCTTCAATCTCCATAAGTGTAAGAGTAGATTTTCTATTACTTTGACTTGAACCACTTTGACCTTCATTTACAGTTATAGTCATACCACCACTAGTTGTGTACATACTCATCATCACTTTGTATGTAAGGGTATTTCCAAGACTATAAGAAGGTGTATCTACAATAGGAATACAATGTATTACCCTTAACGAGATTCTAGCTGCTGTTCTAGTTGCTTCATTACCAAGTTGCCTAAAATCACTAATACTAGAAAAACTACCTGATGCCACCTGTCTTTTAATATCTAAATCAAACAGATTACTGTTATCATTTGTTGTTACAAAGGATGCAAAAACTGCTGGGATAACATAAATACTACTTCCAGCTTTTATAGGTGTAATGGTTTTTGTAATACCCGTATCCACTTGACTGGTATTATTAGCAGAAGAAACTGCAGTAGATATTGTCTGCGTTTGTACTTGTAAAATTTTACCGTAAGGAAATGCAGTCCCATCAGTTTCAGTTATAGCATTAACTTTTAATGTACTCATGGCTTCGGATATTTAGCTTTTACAGCAGCAACGTGATCCTTCCATTTAGTAGTACCATTTACACTATCCCAATACTGTAAATCTAATTGTTGAGCCAAAGGTAAATATATTGTGTCTGTAGTACCTGCTTCACCTGTTCTCTGCTTTTGGTACAGAATCGCAGCAGCTTCATTATTTAAAGTAGTTCTCGCATCTGTAACTTTATTTGCATCAAGAGAGATAGAAGCACCGCTTGCATCGAACGCTCCAGTACCATCATCAATCATTACAGCATTTGGATAAGCTTTGCGTATTGCCTCATGGTCTAATCCCATATCAAAAAATTCTTTACTTATATAGTTATTTTAAGGGAGCTAAACATTCAAGATATTTATCCTGACACCTCCATAAGAGTTAAGTAACTAGCTGATGTGAAATCATTACTTCCCTGATATCTATTAATAACCATATTATTTCCATGTGTACTTATTTGTAATTTATACGTATGAGCATTTGTATCCCCTGGTGCATCTAAAAAATTTATACAATTACTATCTACATATTCTGTTGTAGTGTATCTATGTAATAATGCAGGTCTTGTTCCTGAAGCTGGAGAACCAATTTCTGTACTGTCTCTAAAAAGTTTTAAACTAAAAGCACCATTATTACCTCCTACAGTTAAAGAACTTATGATTAAAATTTTACTGCTTGATGAAGATGGTGTTATAGCTAAAGAAAAACCGGGAATATCACTATAGTCATTATTACCACTACTGGTTACTGAAGTGGTATCAGTTTTTGCTACTTGTTTAACTTGAATAATTCCACCACTAGCACCACCTGAAAGACCAGCTGTGGGAATAATGCTGTCGACTTTAAGTTGACTCATAATTTAAACCACCGTATAAGTAGAACCAGAAGGTACCGTAACGGTAACTCCCGAATTGATTGTTATCGGACCTGCACTCATGGCATTAGCTGTGGCTCCGAATGTAGTTCCGATTGTGTAATCTGCTGTTACTGTTGGTGAGTTCTCATAGAAAACCTTGTCAGATCCACCTCCAGTTGCTGAAGCAGGTGGATCAACATAGGAGAGCACACCCGTTCCATTTGTGGATAAGAGCTGACCTGAACTTCCTGTAGATGATGGGAACTGAGCAACTTTTGTCCCGTTGGCTACAATACCTATCTGTCCGGAACTTACTCTGAAGAAGCCAGTGTCAGTGTCCTCCGTAAATGTAATGCTTGGAACTGAAACTGTTCCATCAGGAAATGTTCCGCCTGCATTTAAATAATCTGCACTGGCAAGAAGCACTCCGAAGAATGATTCTCCTGAAGATGGAGCAGAACTAAAAACTATATTTGTTCCTGATAGTCGAAATCCCGTTGTTCCAGTAGAATCTGGTTCCTGGACTACACCACCGACAGATATTATTAACTGTGTCTCGTATTTGGGAAAAGGAACTGGAGCAGCACCTCCAACCTGTAAGGCAAAAGATGTAGTGCTACCATTAAAACTACCTGAGATATCATCTATAGTTTTGTAATCTACATTTGACCTGATGTCATTTCCAATATATGGCATGACTATTTAATTACTATATTCTTTTTCTGTTCTTATTTTACAGGGAGTAATCTTCTAACTTACGTATTAGGACCAGCTGTTGATGGCTGTGTAGGCCAAACAACATCATCAGGAGTCTTATCTTTATAAGTCTGAGGAATATCTCTTATTACTTGT